TCGGCGGTGTTCCGCGTGTATTCTATCTTCCGCTATATCCGACAAAAGGAGTGGATGAAGATAAATGACTGATAAGGAACGATTGGAAGAAATTAAAGGTAGGGTTTTGAAAGAACGCTGTACTTATACTGTTGGCGATGATTCAAGTAGCGAAGGATACAGATACATCTTGTCGGATGAAGATTATCGCTGGCTGAAGGAACAAGCAGAGCGTGTCGAAGAACTAGAAAAAGACTTAGACGAATGGAGAAACGAAGCTATTAAAGTATTCAAACGTTTTGAGGAGTATCAAGAAAGATATTTAGAAACAAAAGAAGTATTACATTCCACCGTTAGTGAAAACAAACGACTGCGCGAAGCACTTGAATTTTACGCTGTGGGAAATCATTATTCAGACAATCTGCATCATGACAAAATCATTTTATTGGATAACGGTGAAATCGCAAGGAAAGCATTGGACGATGCGGAATGAGTAACGCAAAGCACCATCACATACCGTGTGTATTAGCGATAATTGTGACGAAGGATGCGCTGGGAATCGCTGCGTTGTGTGGTTCGCCGCCGTTGTGCGCTGCGAGCGCGGGAATGGCGGTGACGTCTTTATGAAAGGAAAAATCGCGGCTGACCGTCTGGAAATCATCTTGCGTATGAAGCGCCGACTGGGGGAGGAATCGCAATATATGAACTGAAGCAATAGCACAAGATATTGTTTATATATAAGCGCAGGATATTATATAAGCGTATATAAGCGTTTATTTATTATATATAAAATAATTAAAACATGTTTCATCCTATCGGATGAAAAGAACCTAATAAGAAATCATATATTATGAGAAGTCCTCATAATATATGTTAAGTTCCAAAACATTTTATAATATGTTGCGTTAAAAATTCATAAAAAATTCATATTTTCATATTCATATAACGAAAGAGTGACGGTGTGATGGCGCCAGGTGTGCGCTGTCATAGCGTACTTTTTTGTGTATTGTTACGCAAGTCGTAATATTTGTAACAAAAATGTAAAGAAACTTTTTGCATGTAAACTATTATAAAAGTTTGCGGAACTTAACGTATATTATGAAGGCTTTATCCGCAAGGATAAACGTGTTTTATATCTTTATTATATAAGCGTTTGAAAGCGCTATATAAGCGTTATATAACATAATGAATAAAAATGACAAATGATGCCGAAACAATGCGGCATCTTTTTTCTTGCGTAATTTTTACATGGGGGAGTCTTTAATGGGGCGAAAAAGCGGCGCCATTCTGTTTCAATATGGCTGCGCTTAATGCGCCGTATGGTTCGAATGGGTTGATTGTTATGTGGTGGTGCGCCTATGGCTGGCGTTATGGCTGGCGTTGGTGTGGTGATATGGGTAGCGTATGGATGGCGCTGGTGTGGCGCAGGTACGGCGTTATGGGTAGCGCAGGCAAGCGGATTAAATAGGGGTAGTTTATCCGCCGCGGCGTCCCGCACACAGCCGCTTCCAAAAATCGCGGGGTCTTGCGCCTGGCTGTCGTATGCAAAACATCGTTCATACGCAATCGTTCACAAGCGCGTCAAACCGCGCCATATCAACGTTTGCATAAAATCATGTATAAACGCCTTTCTGCGCAAGTTCGTGAAATGCTTTTATATCAACGTTTGAAAGTCGCTTGCAGTCCGTCGGTCAGATGACCGTATCACTACAAAGTGAATACGTCATACAAAACTTTGCATAAAATCGTCTGGCTGGCGAAAGGGGGGCGGGGGTGCAGGCGGCGGGAGGGCGTCACAAGTGCCCGATATTTTCTTACAACTTTTCAAAAGTCGCGGGGTCAATCCGCCTGCATCCGCTGCGCATTCCGCTTACATCAGCGCCACAATACGGCCACAATGCGCAGCACAATCACGCCTGGACTGGCGCAAAGACAATCATCTGGCTGTCGTTGATATCAAAACGTCTACCGTATGGCGCCAGAAGCGTCTGGCTGATGTCAATGCAAGCGCAAAGAAATGCCAGAACAAATGGCGGCGCGATTTTTCGATTGCAAGATGTCGTCTATTTGCGCTTGAAAACGACATTACGGCGCGGGAATGCGTTAAAGCAGCGGACAAATACACTTACAAAGGGGCGCAAGAAATGGAAATCAAAGTGGGAGGAATTCATTATTCAATCGAAGCGAAAGAAAACGTCATGAAAGACACAGGCAGCTTGGGCTTCTGCGATTATGAAGGGGCGCGCATCGTCGTAGACGCTAGCCTTGCGCCTGAACGCATGCAGCAAGTCATTATTCATGAATTGACGCATGCCATCATGTATGAAGCGGGCTTCGACGAGCAAGACGAAGATATGGTGAACCGCTTCGGCATCGTATTGCATCAAGTTCTTTGCGATAACTTCACATTCGGAACGCCAGAAGAACTGGAAGCAGCGTTCAAGGAAGCTGTCGATGCGAAAAAGAGGACGCAAGAAAAAGCCAATATCGGCTTTCGTCCGCGAGAAAAAGGGGGTGACGAAGAATGGCACGACGAGAAAAATATGACGCGAGCAAACTGAAAAGAGGGCAGCGCGAAGCTGCATTCTTGCTAATGGAATACGCATTCGGCGAAAGCAAGTATCATAACAAGACGGAAATCGCAGAAGCAGTGGGAGTGACACGTCAGACGCTTTACAACTGGGAAACGAAAGACCAGAACTTCATAGCGCTGCTGAACGACTTGACTGAAACATTTATGGAATCGCGCCGCAGCGAAGTCTATGCGCATCTATTGAAGAAGGTGCGCCAGGGCAGCACGCGCGGAATCGAATTATATCTGAAAAATCGCGGATTGTTGCAAGAAAAAGTCGAACACACGCACATCGAAGAAGCTGGCGACTTAACTGAACGCCAGAAACGCCTGGAAGAGCGTCTTAGAAAGCTATACGCAGAAGAAGAAAAGGCTGCGTCGCAAGATAATGATGAGTAATGCGTAAAAGCGGCGCCAGCTTTTGTTACTTTGCGCAAAAGCGGCGCCCGTCTTTTATATCTTTTAACAAAAAATGGATTAAATATGAACATTTTGTGAACATTTTGTGAAACCTATTATAAAATGTTTTGGAACTTAACATATATTATGAGAACTTCTCATAATATATGATTTCTTATTAGGTTCTTTTCATCCGATAGGATGAAACATGTTTTAATTATTTTATATATAATAAATAAGCGCTTATATACGCTATATACGCTTATATAATATCTTGCGCTTATAAATATAAAAAATATCTTGCGCTTATAGATATAAACAATATCCTGCGCTTATAAATATAAAAAATATCATTTTCTTATAAATATAAACAATATCTTGCGCTTATATGCAATATAAATAACACTTTGCGACACAAAGGGGTGAAAAGGAATAAGTGGCGTTTTTTAACGGTGAGTGGCTAAAATACGACGAGCGCGCCGACGCCATTAGGTTGTTGCGCGAAAATATAAAAATATATCACCAACTGATGAAAGCGGGCGAAATGACAGAAGCCGACTTTGCGCAGCTGGAAGTCGACTTGGACGACTTGGAACGCCTTGAGCGCGTCCATCGCGGCGAGCACGACATGCTGTTCTTCATGTACGAATATTTCAGCGAAGAACGCAATCCTGGGAATCCTGATAATCTTATTCCTGCGGGCGTTACAATCGACCAGGCGCCGTGGTTCCATCAGGAACTGTGTCGCTTGCTTGACGAAATCAGCCGCGGGAAGGTACATCATCACGTCGCCTGGTCAGTGGGACGTCAGCACGCAAAAACTGCGTATTTATCAAACGGCTTCCTGTGTCACGAAGTCGTCTATCGTCTGCGCAAGTACATTGTACTAGTATCAGAAACGACAGACGTCGCTGGGGACTTTATAACTTGGACGGCGAATCAGTTAAAACATAATCAAAAATTGCGCCAGGACTTCGGCGAACTGTTGAATCCAAAAAAGGCGCTGAACGAAGCTGATAACAGATACGAATTCGTCACAACATCTGGCACAAAAGTCGAAGCGAAAGGTGTCGGGACGCAGATGCGCGGGCTGCGACATGGTGCGACGCGTCCAGACTTATTCCTGTTGGACGATTTAGAGTCGAAGAAGAACACAAACACGCCAGAACTTCGCAAACAGAATAAAGACTGGTTCCGCGAAGAAATGTTGCAAGCCTTATCGAAGGACGGCGGCATCTGCGTCTACATGGGTACAATCGTTCATCACGACAGTCTGTTGAACTACGTCATAAAGGAACGGAAAGACTTCGTCAGCCGCAAGTTCCCTGCGATATTGAAATGGTCAGAGCGCCAGGACTTATGGCAGAAATGGCGCGAAATATATCGCGAGGATGCGGAGGACAGCGTGCGGCGCGCCGATGCGTTCTTCGAAGCTAACAAAGAAGAGATGCTGCGCGGAACCGCTGTTTTGTGGGAAGCGCGCTGGTCTTATTTGGACTTAATGAAAGTCTTGGAAAATGAAGGCGCAAAAGCATTTAATCAGGAATACATGTGTAATCCGATAGATGAGGAATCGCAGGTGTTCAAGCTGGAAGACATGTATTTTTACAGAATGGAAGAATTGCCCGATAATCTTGAATACTATGCGGGTGTCGACTTTGCGATGGGTAAAGAGAAGGGCGACTATTCCGCAATCATCGTCGTTGGGAAATCACCTAACGGCGTTTTTTATGTCGTCGACACATACGTCGAACGCGTCCATCCAGACGTCCTGCTGGAAAAGGTAACAGAAATGACGATGAAATGGCAGCTGGCTGGTATTGGCGTCGAAGCTATTCAGGCGCAAGAATGGTTCGCCGATAAACTTGCGCAAAGTCTAATTATAGCTGGATATCCTGCGCTGACAAGGCTGAAGAAAATCAAACACAGAACACGCAAGGAACTTCGCATTGAAGCGCTGCTACCTGACATACAAGGCGGACGCATCCGCTTCAGAAAAGAGCAACGGGCGCTGTTGGAACAGCTGGAACTTTATCCGTCGCATGACCATGATGACGCTCCCGACGCTTTATCAATGGCTATTACGACAGCAAAAGAAAACCATGTTCAAATCAGGATGGCGCGAAAAAGAATGAGATGAAAGGGGGAATGGGTAGATGTATGTAGACTATAACATTTTAACGCCGCAGCAGATGGATGAATTGCTTTTCAGTCCGTTCGAAATCGCGCTTGGTGAAGAAACACGCGAACGAATCCGCAAGCAACTCGAAAACTATGACTATTATGAGGGCAAGCAGCATATGAAAGATGGGCGCCTGGTTCGTCCTGACGAACTGGAACGTCCTGCTGGGCTTGACTACGACCCGACGCGCTTTTACACGAACTATTTCAAGACATTCATTCAAAAGAAGGCGCGCTGGCAAATGGGCGGACATCATGGCATCACAGTCGAACCGAAGCAGCTGGATGCGCTAGAAGACACAATCAAACCAGACTATCAACCTTCTGAAGCGCAGAAAAGAGAAAACAAGCGCGCTGCGGACTATGAGCGGCTGCTGAATCAATTGTGGAAAGAAAACAGGATGCGTGAAAAGCTGATGCAAGCCGCGAAAGACAGATTGATAGCGGGACGCGTTGGCTGTAAAATCGTTTTCAATCCGCGCACTGGGAAAATCAAATGGGTGTTCCGCCCTGATACAGAAATCATTCC